GTCACGATTGTTCTGCAATAAGAGCAGCCCAGGGGAAATAACAGTTTTAAATAGCGTGCCCCCGGGGTCGTGTGGGTATTCTGTTGGACACCCGGTAGAAATCCGCGGCAGTCTTGCCGATGCTGACGACCGGCGACCTTCCCGAAGCGGACGAAGCGCCGGTCTGGTGGTTCGTCGAGAAACCCTGCATCACCCCTCAGACAACTCCGAGATGGAGGAAAACACCCGGAGTACGTAAGCTTATTGACTGACGCGGGAACCGTGTGCCGCAATGTGATCAAGATCGCGGCGGGCCACGCGCCACCTCCCTCCAGGCCGGACGCCAACGTCCAGGGCCGGCAGTTTCCGGGCGGTGATTCGGGCCAAGAGGAACGACTCAGGCAGGCCGGTATAGTCGGCCGCCTCGGCTAAGGTGAGCCAGGGGCGCGGGTTCGGTGAAAGTACGGTTGCGCCTTCACCCTGCGGCAATGCTGCAATAGGCCGCACTGGCCGAACGATTTGCACAGATCCAGGGGTTGGAATTTCCCCCTTTGCCGTCTGGGCCAGTTTGGCAATGTCGCCGGCATGAAACAGGGCGAGGGCCCGGCCGGCGTTTCGCTCGTCGCGGACAATTTGCTTCCTGATTCGGCCTGTGGAGGCCAATTCGAGCAGCCGGCGCACGCTGCGACCGCTCCGATTGGCAGCGACTTCCTTGGTGATGTATTCTGAGCGTGACATGGTCTGAGTTCTCCAGCCGGGCAGGCTCGAACCTGGGGAGGTGAGGGGCCTTCCCGCGCATGGAGGATTTTAGCACTGTTAAAGAGTTAACAATGCGCCGCACTGTGCCGCATTCCGCAGATACGCCGAAGTTCTGGAGATATGAGACGGGCGGCGAGCTGACGCCGGCGGTCCAGCGCTATTTGAGGGACGAGAGCCTGACGATTCGCCAGGTGGGGCTCCTGAAGGCATACCTACAACAGTGGGTCGAGTCGTCGGCATGGGACGAGAACCCGCACGCGGGCCCCGATGACAGGTTTGCGCTCTCACTCCTCCGGAACAACGAGCGCCAGGCGAACACGCTGGCGCAACTCGACGGATGCATTCAGCTTGCGGTCGATCTCGGGATGGACCCACTATGACGGTAACGATACGCTGCTTCGTAGGGCATGAGCTGCTATTCGAAGAGACCATCGACGCGGAGCCCGGCGGTCCGTTCACCGCATCGATCGCCGAGGAGCACGCGAAAATTCTGGCGGCGCATCCCCTGCACACCGTCGAGATGGAGTTTCTCGACGAACCACCAGACCGGCGCTTCGTCCGCTTCGGGACGGACCCGTCGATGATGATTCGACCCCAAAAACTAGACCTGCCGAACTGACTACGGCATCACCCGTCCTGACGGCACTCGAGGACGATCACGTCCTCGCCGGTGTCAGATTCCATGACCTCGGCCACGTAGGAGATCTCGAATTCGGAGTGCGCCGGCGCCTCTCCGTGCCAGGAGCATCTCACGCGGACCGGCAGCTCGCCTCTCTTCTCGGGCTCGAGCAATTCGAGCAACTCGTTGACTGTCATAGCGGATCGATTATAATCGGGAAACAGAATCCTCGCATTTCGTTCTGCCGTTCACATGGGAGCGGCTGCGTCGTCAGGATGCGACGTTAAAAAAGTAACTCCCAAACTTTCCTGCAGGTTTTCCCATGCCTTCCCCCAGCAACTGCCTGCCGGTGTATTCACCGGACCATGAACTTCTGTATCACGCGCCGATCGGGAGCGTTCCGCGTCTGCTCGAATCGGGGCGCGTGCGGCCAGTGGGAACGAAGCATCGGGTGCGGGCATTGATCGCAGTGTGCGGAGATGCGACCGCATGGCTGCGGCTCTCGCGCCCGCCCACCGGCCGGCCAGAAAGTCACAACCGCGAGACCGAGGACAATCCGCGGGGCGTCTGGACCTTCCGCAAGGTGTCGCACTGTGCCGCGTAAACGAACCCCCGCAACGTACCTCCAGCAACGCGCCTTCATTGCGGCGTTCAAGGTGACCCACAATACGTCGTCCGCGGCGGCCGCGGCGAAGGTCGATACGAACCAGCACCGCATGTGGCTCCAGAGGGACGAGGTCTACAGGAAGGCCTGGGAAGATGAACTCGAGGCGATCGGCCAGACGCTCGAGGATGAGGCGCTCCGGCGGGCGCACGAGGGCGTCAAGAAGACGCTGTACTACAAGGGGAAGCCGATCCGAACAGGCCGCGGCAAATCCCGCATTGCCTATGAGACCGAGTACTCGGACCAGCTCCTGATCGCTCTCCTGAAGCGCTTCCGGCCCGCTCTATACCGCGAGCGCACCATGACCGAGGTCACGGGCTCCGTCGAGATTGTGGATCGATTACAGGCCGCCAGGCGGCGGGTGATCGAGATGCAGAAGACTGAGCAGGCCGCAGGGTAAAAGCGATGAAGTATTACCGGGATCCCAACCAGGGGCTCTTGTTCGTTGGGGAGAACCTGCGGGACGCGGGTATCGTTTCCGTCGCACGGAGCAACGTCGACTTCATCCTCGAGGTTTGCGCGGTGATCCGCCGGCTAAAGCCCGGAGCGTGGACGATTAATGAAGTGCGATCGATGGTGACGATCACACCGACCCACCCCAACGCATGGGGCGCGGCGATCCGTATCGCACGCCAACTCGGCTTGTGTCACACGGTGGCGCGGGAAAACTCCAGGCGTCCGCCGGCGCACGCCCGCTCGATTCCTGTCTGCGTGAGCGATGACGACGATATTAGCGCAGCCGGCTGATCTCGAGCTGGCGGATGACATCATGGCGTACTACGCGGACCCGCTGGGCTTCGTCCGCTACGCCTATCCGTGGGGCGAGCCGAACAGCGAGTTGGCGAATGAGCCCGGTCCGGACGCCAACCAGATCGAGTTCCTGCGGGACTTGGGCGTCGAGGTGGCACGCCGGCGCTTCGACGGCAGCAATCCGGTCATGCCGATTCTGATGGCGGCCTCGAGCGGCCACGGCACAGGCAAGTCGGTCATGGGAGCGTGGATTACCGATTGGATACTGTCGACCAGGCCGTACTCGATCGGGACCGTCACAGCAAACACCTATCCGCAGCTCGAGAGCCGCACCTGGGCGCAAATCCAGAAGTGGACGCGCCTGTGCATCACCGGGCACTGGTTCCACATTCGGGCGCAGGGCATTTACCACAAAGAGTTTCCCGAGGCGTGGAAAGTGGTGGCCCAGACTTGCAAGGAGGAGGCCGCGCAGAGCTTCGCCGGCCAGCACGCGAGAACCTCGACCTCCTGGTACATGTTCGACGAGGCGAGCCATATCCCCGATGGGATCTGGGATGTCGCGCAGGGCGGTCTGACAGACGGCGAGCCGATGTTCTTCTGCTGGGGGCAACCGGCGCGAAAGTCGGGCCGCTTCTACGAGATTTGCTTCGGCCGGTTCCGCGACCGCTGGAACGTGCGGTGCATCGACAGCCGCAACAGCCGCTTCACCAACAAAGAGCTGATCGACGAATGGATCAAGGACTACGGCGAGGACCACGATTACATCCGCGTCCGTGTGATGGGAATCGCGCCGCGGGCCGGCGACCTTCAGTTCATTGACCAGGATCGGGTGGATGCGGCAAAGCGCCGCACAGGGCCGCAGGTATTTCCGGACGATCCGCTCGTGGCTGGCTTCGACGTATCAGGCGGGGGCCAGGCCTGGAATGTGGTCTGGTTCCGCCGCGGAGCGGATGCCAGGAGCATACCCCCGATCTGCATCCCAGGGGAACATGCAAAAGAGCGTTCGGGCATCCTGGCGAAGCTCTCCGAGGTCCTGGGGGACAAGCGAGCCGGCCGGCGCGTCTCCATGATGTTCGTGGATTCCGCCTACGGCGCTCCATACGTCGAGCGCCTGCGGGCGATGGGCCACGACAACGTGGTCGAGGTGAATTTCGGAGGCGCGAGCCCGGACAGGCACCAGGCCAACATGCGGGCCTACATGTGGCACCGGATGAAGGAGTGGCTGGACCGCGGCGCGATCCCGGCCGATGACGTGGTGCTCGAGACCGATCTCACGGCGCCGGGATCACACCTCAACCGGCGGGACCAGCTCGTCCTGGAATCGAAAGAGGACATGCAGAAGCGCGGCGTAGCGAGCCCCGACCGGGCCGATGCTCTAGCGCTGACCTTTGCCGCGCATGTGCCGCCCATTGCCGCAGAGGATCCGGAGGAGAGGTGGAGCCGCAGCGGCGCGGGCTCCTGGATGGCCTGATTATCCGTGGCGCGAATGTGCCGGGCGTGCCGGTGCTGCGAAGTGACGCCGGAAGGCGAATGCGCGGGCGCCTGCGCCGGCAATCGGGATCATATCAGCGGATCACGTTACGTCGAGCGAGGGGGTGAGGCAATGCCTCTGAACAAAGGGAAAAGCAAAGCCGCGGTAAGCGAGAACATCTCGAAGCTCCGGGGCGAAGGCTACAAACCGAAGCAAGCCGTCGCGATTGCGCTCGACACAGCCCGGAAGGCCGGCGCGAAGGTCCCCAAGAAAAATCCGAAGCGCTCGCTGGGCGACATGATGGAGGGCAACTGAGATGTACCAGCCTCTCGAGACGGACGTATCCGGCCGCAACTACCAGGAAGAGATGCGCGACATGCTGCGGGTCATGATCCCGGTGTACGAGACCATCTACGGCGGCGCAGATCCGGTCAATAAAGGCCCGTCTCTCATAAAAGAGATGAACGACATGCTCGAATTCGCGGGCGCGACGGTCACCGGCGTCGACAACCGGCCGCAGGCGATTGTCGACTACCTCATGCACCATTACGCCGGCACACCGAAGCCCGAATGGTACGAGACCCTGACAGGTGGCGCGTAAGAAGACGTCCGACGAAGACATTGTCGCAACGTGCCGCAAGCGGTTGACGCTGGCACAGACGGCGGAGCAGAAGATTCGCGCCGAGGCCCTGATAGACCTGCAATTCGCCGCGGGCGATCAGTGGGACTCGGACGATGCGCGACGTCGCAACGCGACCGGAGCCGGGGGGAAGCGGCCCTGCCTCACGTTCAACAAGCTCACGGGCCCATTGTGCATGGTGGCGAACGAGGCCCGGATGAACAAGCCGGGCCTGCAAGCCCTGCCGGTGGACTCGACGGGCGACAAGGAAACGGCCCAGGTGATCGAGGGCATGATCCGCCACATCGAGCAGGCGTCGAAGGCCGAGCAGGTCTACGAGACGGCGCTCGAGCAGTCGACAAAGGGCGCGATCGGCGCGTTCAAGGTCACCACGCGGTACTGCGGCAACAAGACGTTCGACCAGGAATTGCGGATCGAGCGCATCGTCAACCCGTTCAGCGTCTACTGCGATCCGTTCGCGACGGCCGCGGACAAGTCCGACATGACGTGGGCCGTCGAGCTGGAGTGGTTATCTCGCGAAGAGTACGAGGCGGAATTCGGCGACGAGACTGAACTCACGAAGGCCAACTATTACGACGGTGGAGTAAACCCCGCGCCGGACTGGATCGGCAAAGAGGGGATCCAGATCGCCCGGTACTGGTACGTGGAGATCGAGACGCGCAAGCTGGTGGCGATCCAGTGGCCCGACGGCAAGGTCACCAACGAGTACTCGGGCGACCTGCCGGATGAATTGCCGCCGGGCGTCCAGTACGTGACGGACGAGAACGGCGACCGATTAGAGCGCGACGACGAGATCCGGCACGTCCGCATGTGCCGTCTGAACGGGGTCGAGGTCCTCGACAAAACGGAGTGGAAGGGGCAGTGGATTCCGATTCTGATCGTGCTCGGCGAGGAGATGTACATCGAGAACGAGCGGCACGTCTTCAGCCTGATCCGATTCGCGAGAGACCCTCAGAAGCTCTATAACTTCTACCGCAGCTCCGAGGCCGAGACGGTCATGCTCGGCACGAAGGCCCCGTGGGTGGGGGTAAAGGGCGTCTTCAAGGATCCGAGGTGGGCGACGGCAAACACAGTGCCGTGGGCCTACCTCGAGTACGAGCCTCTCGACATTGCCGGCAATCCTGCGCCCCCCCCGCAGCGCAACCTGGCCGAGCCTCCGATTCAGGCGCTCTCAATTGGCGCGGCGCAGGCCTCGGACGACATCAAGGCGACCACGAATATTTACGACGCGAGCCTCGGCGCAATGTCGAACGAGACCTCGGGCGTGGCGATCCGCCAGCGTCAGAGCCAAGGTGGATTCACCAACTTCCACTTCGTCGACAATTTGAACCGGGCAATCCTCCACTGCGGGACGATCCTCTGCGACCTGATCCCGAAGATCTACGACACGGCGCGGGAGGTCCGGATCCTCGGCGAGGACATGGAGGAGCAGATTGTCCGGGTCAACGAGACCTTCACCAACGAGTGGAATCAATCTCAGATTTACGACCTCTCAAGCGGCAAATACGATGTCCGTCTCAAGATCGGGCCGGCGTTCAAGACGCAGCAGGAGCAGGCAGCAGAGACGATCACGCAGCTCGCGCAGGCGTACCCGCCGCTGATGCAGGTGGCCGGCGACCTGGTGTTCAAGAACCTGAACTTCAAGGGCTCGGACGAAATCGCGGAGCGCCTGCGCCGGTCTCTGCCTCCTCACTTGCAGGACCAGGACGCGAAGCCTCAGGAGATGCTCGTCGCCCAGAACCAGCAGATGGCGCAACAGCTCGAGCAGATGCAGATGGCGTTGCAGCAGGCGACCGAAGAGATCCGGATCAAACGGGCCGAGATGGAATCGAAGGAGCGGATGGAGCAGGCCAAGATCGAGAGTTCCGATCGCCAGGCGGCCCTGAAGGCGCAGGTCGAGCTGGTGACGGCCGAGGCCAAGCTAACGTCCACGGAAAACATTGCAGGACTTCGTGAAGAACTCGCCATGCTGAAGCTCCAGATAGCGCAGATGGCGAGTGGAGCGGCCGCGGAGGAGTCTGTCGGGCCACCTCCCACCGTTCCCGGGGCGCCGCCGGCCGGCGGCCCAGCCGAGCAGCCGCCGGCGGTGCCCCCAATGGAACCACAAGCTCTATGACCACAGAAGAGACCGCTCCACAGGGCAGTGAGTCGACGGAACAAGCTCCACCGAGCGAAGCCACGGACTTCCGTGAGTATGTGAAGTGGCGCAAGTCTGGTGACCCTCCTGCGGAAGCGGCAGCAGAAAAGCCTGAGCCGCCGGCGAGTGACACGCCACCGGCGACTGAACCCGCACCGGACACAGGCACGGACCAACCACCGCAGGAACCGGAAGAAGAGGAAGAGCACGAGCAGCCGGGCAAGGGCGGATCGCGGCAGCGGAAGATTACGAAGCTGATTCGCGAGAACGAGCAGCTCCGTGAGAGACTCGCCGCCGCGAGCCAGCCGAGGCCGGCCGAACCGCCCAAGCAAGAGCAGACCGGGAAGCCGAAGCTCGAGAATTTCGAGACGCTCGAGGCATACCAGGAAGCTCTCTCCGATTGGATCTTCGACCAGCGAGACGCCAAACGGAAAGCGGAAGCGGACCAGGCCGAGCAGCAGAAGGCAATAGAAAAACTCCAGACCGAGTGGGACTCGAGACAGCAGGCAGCCCGCAAACTGCACCAGGACTACGACGACGCGATCGAAGCGATCCCGGCGCCGGAAGGGCCGGGAGTGTTCGCGGCGCGGCAGGCAATGCTCGAGGACGAGGCCGGCGCAGAGATTCTCTATTGGCTCGCCAAGCACCCCGATGAGATTAAGCGCATTGCGGCAATGCAGCCCGTTGCGGCAGTGCGTGCAATCGGGCGTTTATCGGCCACTCTTTCGCGTTCATCCGAACCTGCCAACGGCAGACGCATTACAGCCGCGCCCAAGCCTCCGCCCGGCTCTACCCGGCCGGCGAGAGGAGTCTCAGACTCGCTCGATGACCCGGCAGTGCAGGCGGATTACCGCCGCTGGGTGAAGGTGAGATCGGCGCAGAAAACGGATCGGTAAGCAGTGCCAAATACGCTTCTGACGCACCAGGCCATCACCAACGAACTCCTGATGCGCTTCAAAAATAATCTAGGCTTTTCGGGCGCGATCGCGCACACCTGGGACGACAAATTCGCCGTCTCGGGCGCGAAGATCGGCGACACGCTGAGACTTCGCGATCCCGTGCGGTTCGTCGCCGTAAAGAGCCGGGTGGCAAGCCCGGTGGATGTCATCGAAACCGCGAAGACGCTCACCCTGAACACGCAGGCAAACGTCTCGTTTCAGTTCAGCTCCGCGGAGCTGACGCTCTCGATCGACGCCTTCCGCGATAGATACCTCGACTCGGCCGCCGTCGCGCTCGCCAATCAGGTGGACGTCGACGGCCTGACGATGGCCTATCAGTCGACGGCCAACGCGATCGGCACCCCGGGCACGCCTCTGACAATGCTCGACGCCGCATGGACGGCCGGCCAAGTCCTCGATGAGAACTCTGCTCCGATGGACGGCAAGCGGACCTTAGTGCTCTCGCCCAAAGTGCAGACGATTGCTCTCAAGGCCGCGCAGGGCCTGTTCCAAAGCTCCACCCAGGTGAAGCAGCAGTACGAGCGCGGCCGCATGGGGGTCATGGGTGGGTTCGAGTGGGTCATGGACCAAAATTGCCAGGTCCACACCACGGGTCCGCTGGGCGGCGCTCCAGCAGTTGGGGCGGCCGGCCAGACGGGATCAACGCTTGCGGTAACCGGGTTCACTGCGGCGGCCGCGGCGAGGCTCAAGAAGGGCGACACATTCACGCTCGCTAGCGTGTATGCGGTCAATCCGGTCTCGGGCGCAGTCTCTTCTGACCTTCAGAGGTTCGTTGTCACTGCGGATGTAAGTTCAGACGGCGCCGGCGCGGCCTCGATCCCGATCTATCCGCCGATCACAACTACAGGCGCGAATAAGACCGTCTCCGCTTCGCCGGCGGGCGGGACTCCGCTGACCATCCTGGGCACGGCGAACCAGCTCGCGGCGCAGTCGATCGCGTTCCACCAGCACGCCTTCGTGATTGGCATGGCGCCGCTCGAGGTCCCGAAGGGAGCGCATTACGCCGCATCCCAGCAGGACCCGGATACGGGTGTCGCAATCCGCTGTGTCAGCGACTACGACGTGATCAACGATTTATTCATCACGAGATGCGATGTCCTCTACGGGCACGCAGCGCAGAGGCCCGAATGGGCAGTAAGGCTGGTGAGCTAGCATGGACGCCAAAAAGAACAACGAGAAGGACGACGCCGCGGTAGCAGTCGCGCCTCCCCCTCCCCCACCGGAGCCGTACCCGGCGCCCGGATACCCGAAGGTCCTCTACAGCAAGACCGATCGCGTGCCGCCAAAGATCGTGAACAACGATGCTGAGTTGGCGGCGCTCGATCCCCACCAGTGGACGCAGATTCCGCCGGTCGAACCCAAGGAGAAGCCCACATGGCCGAAGCTATACGCCAACGTCAACAACCTGCCAATGTGGGTGGCTGACGAGGCCGCGGCCGCGCAGCTCGGCTCTGCGTGGGTGGAATTCAAGCTGCCGAAACCGGCGACCAAATGAGCACGGCCGATTATCCGCGGATGCTCTTCCACCGGCGGCTGGAGCCGGCAGTTGTGCAGTCCGAGGAAGAAGAGGCTGCGCTAGGCGCGGAATGGTCTCGGACCATTCCGCAGCCCGATATCGAGCCCGCGGCGCCGCCGCCAGACCTTCCGGACGTCCCCGATCCTGGCGAGCAGCCCGATCCCGGGCAGGAACCGGACGAGCCGGAAACCGTGCGGCGGCCGCCGGGCCGGCCGAAGAAGGCATTGGCGCCGGCCAAACGGCGGGCGTAACACGATTTACCACCCCGCGGCACATTGCAGCACTGCCGCAAGGTGGATCGCATAGGTACTTTGCCGTATGCCTACCACCGTAACGCAATTAATCCATTCCTCGTTCCGGTTGATCGGGGCGATTGCCTCGGGAGAGACGCTCGAGGCGAACGAGCTGACTGATGCGTTCGCGGCGCTGAACCAGCTCGTCTCGAGCTGGAACACCGAAGGCGCTTCGATCGTAGGGCGTAAGCGTCTCCTGGTTTCCGTAGGCGGCGGAAACAGCTACACGCTCTCGGAACGCCCGGTAAAGGTCGAGTCGGCATCCGTTCAGTCCGGTGGCATCGATTCGCCCCTGGAGATCGTTGACTCGGTCGGGTGGGAGTCCACCCCTGAAAAGGCGGCGCAGTCGGTCTACGTCAAGAAGCTCTTCTGCGACTACGGCTATCCGACAGCTACGGTGTACATAGCGCCGATTCCGCGGCTCGGCGGAACGCTCGAGGTGTGGATCTATGTGGTGATTCCCGCATTCGCCGCGGTGGATCAAATTATCGATCTTCCGGAGGGCTACGAGATGGCGCTTCGGTTCAACCTGGCGCTCGCTCTGCTGCCTGAGTATCCGCGGTCTCAGGTCGACCCTACGCTTGTTCCGCAGGCGCAGCAGTACAAAGCGGCCATCATGCAACTCAACGCGAGCAACCACATGCGGTCTCAGGCCAGCTCGCCGGCGCAGGCGATGGCGACGGCCCAACCTCCAGCGAGTTAAACAATGTCTACACCGACGCCTGTTTTTCCCGGAGCAATCGCGACCGACGCCCACCTCAAGCTGGCGAACAACCTGATCCAGACGACGTTGAAGGTGGGGATCGATGGCAGCAATACGATCCTGTTTGTCAATGCGAGCACCGGCTTTACACCCCATTGCCTGGTCTCGATCGACAAGGAGATCGTCGCAGTCGAGAGCGTCATCGGCGCCCCGAACCCGGCCCTGATCGTGGCGACCGGCGGCCGCGGGTTCGACGGGACTGCTGCGGCGACTCATGCGACCGGCGCGAAGGTATCGATGTACATCGACGCCTGGCACCATAACGCGCTCGCCGCGGAAGTGAAGGCGATCGAGTCATTCCTGGGGCCGAACGGCCAGAACATCAGTGGATCGGGAGCGGCGATCTACGTTCCGGACGGCTATGACTTCACGCGCACGCCGGGCGGCTCTTTGATCGTTGGGCTCAATACCATTACGCTCTCGCCGATCCCCGCCGGCATTGCGGCCGGATCGTATCTTTACATAAGCGGTGGAACGGGAGCGGCGGAAGCAGTGCCAATCTCCTCCTGGAACCCGGCTACGGGTGTGGCAATCATCAATTGCGCGAATACCCATTCGGGCGCCTGGACAATCTCGAGCGCGAGCGACGGCATTCAGGAGGCGATCAACGTCGCCGCAAATAACGGGACGGTGACGCTTAAAGCGAAAACATACGTCGTGCAGGGCACGATCAGCGTAAGGACTGGCACCGTGATTCAGGGGAGCGGGAAGGCCGATATTCTGCCGGCCACGTTTACCGGCGGAACGATGATCGATGCTACCGCCGTAACCGCCGGCTACGTGTTCGATTACCTGAGCCCGGTTCAGGCGTCACCTTACGGAATGAGTTCGGCGTTTGTGTTCCGCGATTTCTCGATCAAGACAGGGCTGAACGGGATCCGCCTCAACAACGACACCATGCCCACAGGAGCCAGCAATCAGGCATTCCTTACCGACAACGTAGTGATCGAGAACGTCAACATTTACGGGGCTAGTCAGTATCTGTCTGATCCCGGCAACAATACCAATACCGTACCCAGCCTGGGAACTTTGAAGACATATGGAGTCGGTATCAATCTTACGCTTGTGTTCCGGGCCAGGGTTCTCGACTGCGGCATTTATCTTGTGGGCGTTCCATTCCTGATTTATGGCGACGAGAACCTGATTGACGCCTGCTTGTGCAGCCAGTCCAGCATCGGTATGTTCCTCGAGGGCAAAGATCCGGACAGCAACGCCGTGATGTATGGCAACAAGAACGTCATCCGCCATGTGAAATTTCAAGGCCAGACGCGCCTGCCCACAATCTGGATTGATTGGTGCGGAGGAGGCTACGTTGAAAACTGCTATTTCGAGCCCGGAAGCGGAAACATCAGTCAATACGCGAGAGTGACCAACGGCCAGACTTTTACGTTCGGCCCCAACAATTGGGTGCAGGCTCCTCTCAGTGCCGGATCGTGCCCTAGTTTTCACCTTGATCTTCAGGGCGAAGCATTGATTCACAACAACTCGATGCTACAGGGGGCGGTTCTTCCCGGGCAGATAGAAATGGACTATCACCAGTACCAGGCTAAATACCCAAATATCGTGCGAATGTGGGGCAACGGGTCTTATTTCCCGCAACCGGGCAACCGGAATTGGCTTGCGGGCGGCAAGCATCAAGTCTGGCCGATGATTCCCGGCGTGCTGGTCGGGCAGCCGAATTCGTTGGTCTTGAATGCGTCCAACAATCCGTCTGACTGGGCCTATAACAGCACAGCGTACCCTTGGGTTCTGGACACGACCACCCAGCGATATGTAGTCAATGCCGGTGACGCGGCAATCGCGGCCAACGGTTTCGGCGCGTGGTTCCGCCAGACGGGGAGACTCTATCGGACGTTCAACCTCTTGATGAGCGCCAGGAAGACAGGGGGGGCCGGCACTTGTGCGATCAATGTGACATATGAGGGAAACGCCACGACGTCTCTCGGCAACTACGTGCTGACGTTCACTACCACGGCTGAAACTTCCGTTCAGACTTCCGCCAACTTCTCGATTCCAGCCGGCGAAACGCTGGGTGGAAGTCTTCGGGTCAACTTTATCCCAAGCGGAGTGAACGTCGAAGAGGTTCTCGTCGTTCCGGTGAGTTGAGCGATGGCGAAAGAATCTCTTTTCGACAATATCCTCTGGAACCAGGGCGCCTTCGGCGGCTCGGTTCCTACGGGCGCGGCAATCATACTGGCCGGCAAGGGTCTGATTTACCCGGCCCTCCGCAAGGCCGGCGTGACGCTCGGCCCGCAGCGCACACCGTCGCCGGCGCAATACCAGGACGGGCTCGAGGAGCTGAACCGGCTGGTGGGATCCTTGAGCTGCGACCGGCTGAACATCTACTCGATCACGAAGTCCTCGTTCCCGCTTACGGGAGCGGGCAGCTACACGATCGGCCAGGATCCATCAGGTGAGACCATTGCGGACTTCGACACGCCGCGGCCGGTGATGATCGAGGCCGCGGGCATCACGGGTTCGCAGGGCGGCTGTGCGTCTCTTGCGGTCGTTCCCTCGGACGTATGGACGGCGCAGTGCAATTGTTCGGCCGGTGTCGGATGGCTTTACAACGATCGGGCGTATCCGATCTCGACGCTTTACCTTTCGGGTTCGCCGACAGACGGGATCCTCGAGCTGCACTCCTGGCAGATGGCGCCGGCGTTCGTGTCGATCGATGATGCCGTGCTCCTGCCGCCGGGCTATGAGGACGCAATCGTTTTGAATCTCGCGATCCGTCTCGCTCCGCATTTCCAGCGGGTAGTAGATCCGGATGTCAGACGGGAAGCGCAGCTCTCGCTTATGCGTCTGGAATCGATCAACGCGCCGCGGCCGATCGCCGATACTTCGGAGGCTCTGAGTTGCGGATGCGGATATGACATACGGAACGATTGCTCCTGACGGACGCGCAATGCCGGCCATGCACGCTATCAGGGAACTCCGCAAGGGAGCAGGCCATGCACAGCACGGGCTCATCTGGGCGCTCTCTCATCCATAACGAATGTCCACAACTGAGGGTGACGTCGAACCCGTGGCTCTGCGCGTCCGGTGCGATTGCTGAGACTTTGGATCGGATTAGGCCGGGCATTCCTGGCCGAACTATAGCATGAAGATCTCTCTGGCTGGACCCTCCTACACATCGAAAAGCGTAGTCGCGGCAACGCAGGAGACAATCAACTGGTATCCGGAGACGCTCGCCGCGGGGGACGAGCCACGGCGCCAGGTGCTCATCGGGAGACCCGGCCTGAAGCTGTTCGCTACACTCTCGCCGGCAAAGATCAGGTGCCTCTGGGCCGGCGGCGGCCGGCTCTTCGCCATCCACGGCAACAAGCAGTCGGAGATCACCGAGGCCGGAACGATTACAACGGCGTCACAGACCGTCGCCGAGAGCACGCCGGCCGTCTCGCCTGACCCGGCGCAGATCTTCTCCAACGGGCACCAGCTCATGATCGTCTCGGGAGGGCTGGTCTATGTGAACAATGGCGCGGGACCGGAACCGGCCCGCTTCACCGTATTCGGCATGGTCGATACGGACGGCTCAGTGAACGTCTACTGGACGCCCAGCGGCGCAACGCCGGAAACCTCGGACAAGTTCAACGCTCTGATGGTCGGGCAACTGATGCGGATCGGCGATATCGACTATCTTGTCACCTCTTTCATCAACGACGCAGTGATTGCCGTCTCGAGTCCGGTGCCGGCGGGTTCAGACCTGCCGTACAGCGTCCCTCGGTCGGGCGATCAGGTGACGGGCGTCACGGGCGGATTCCTCGACGGGTATGGCATCACGAACCGACCGCCGAATCCGCCGGGGCCGGGGGTTGTCACCAGGCGGCTGCTCCGGAATCGAGCCGGGGTGGAAGAGCCGGCAGACCCCGGGCGCCAATTCAATATCAGCGACATTAACGACTTCACGGTATGGAATCCGCTCGATTTCGGCGTGAAGGAAGGGCACTCGGACTACATACGGTCCATCCTCTGCGACCACGAGGAGTTATGGCTTCTGGGCACGGAGACAACGGATATCTGGTCGAATGTCGGCGACCCCAACTTTCCGTTCCAGCGCATGGGCGGGGCGTTCATCCATGAGGGGTCGGTCTCCACATATGCGCCGTGTTCGGTAGCACTGGGAGTATGTGCGCTGGCCGGCTCGCCCAATGGGCAGACGGTGGCCTATATGGCCCGGGGGTTGCAGCCGCAGCGCATCTCGACGTTCGCGCAGGAACAAGCCTGGAATGCGCCGGGGTTCAATGCGCGGGACGCAGTGTCTTACTCGTACCTCGATGCGGGCCACCTGTTCTGGGTCGTCAATTTCTGGGCACAGCAGCAGACGTGGGTCTACGACGTCACCGAGAATCTCTGGCATCAACGCTACGGGTTCAACCCGTCGCCGGCGCCGGGGGCGTTCATCCGTTACCAGCCGTGGTATCACGTCTTCATCCCGGAATGGGGCCAGGGGGGCAAGCACATTGTCGGCGACCCGTCCACGGGAAAGTTGTACGAGCAGAGCCTTGACTTCTACGACGACGACGGAGTTCCGATCCAGTACATCCGCACATTTCCGCACTTGCTCGATGAGGACCGGTATCTGTTCCATCACCGCTTTGAACTGTACATGGAGACGGGGACGGTCGTAGCGCCGAACCCGGAGATGGCCGTCGCGCTCGACTGGAGCAGTGACCGGGGGCACACCTTCCCTACCGGCCGTACTGTCACACAGACCTCTGGCCTTTCGGGCAATTACAGCAAGAGGATCGTCTGGCGCCGGCTCGGCTGCTCGCGCGATCGCGTCTACCGGATCGGCGTGCAGGGCAAGGCGAAAGTTGCGCTGACGGACGCATTCCTTGAGGCCACGCCATCGGAGATAGCCTGATGGATAGATTGCAGGCCCCTCCAATCCGGACCAGGCTGGACGACGGCCCCCAGCGGAGCGAGGGCGGCCGCAATGCAGCGAGCCAGACGGCCAAGGAGTGGTACTTCTACTGGGACCGTCTCGGCGAGCAGTCGAACGCAAACACCCAGAAACTGGATGGGCTGGTCACCTTTGGCCCTCACTCGGCCCGGCCCGATTCGACCAGCCTGCCTCCCCCTCCTGAAGGCGCCATCTATTTCGAGGAGGACCGCGGGAGTGTTCTCTACCAGTATCAGGACGGGGAGTGGGTGTACGTCTCAGGCATCATGTGGGGCACGCTCAGTCCGGACGAGCGGCCGGCAGATCTCGGGCCGATCAACGATATCGGATTTGAGTTCTTCTCGATCGACACCGCGCCGGCAGACGCCCAGAGAAAGTTTGTCTGGAGTGGCTCGGCCTGGATCGAAACCACGCCGGTAGTTGACCCGACGACGACAAAAGGCGATCTGATCGTCCGCGGAGCGCAACGGCCTCCGACACGACTTGCGGTTGGAACGAACGGTCAAGTAGTGACGGCCGATTCGACGCAGGCGCTCGGTATCAAGTGGACAACGCCGGCCACCCAGACTCCCTGGTTAAGCAATATCAACGGAGGGGGCTTCCAACTCACGAATGTCGGCAACATGGCAATTGGCGGCCTATCGACTGCGATCGGCACTCTGTCTATAGGGTGTCTTGATACGACGTCGTTGCCGGCTCTTTCGCTCCGGAGCCAATTCGCCCCAGCCTATGGGTTCGATTGGGATATTGAGTCAACATCGATCGGCCGATTGGACCTTTACCGGGTGAATGCCGGCACAAGAACTTTGGTTATGTCTGTCCTTCGGCAGCAGACACGAGTGGGAATCAACAAGGTCAACCCAGGCTCGACATTCGCCGTAGGGGGTTTACCGACATTCGCCTCGAATGCAGCGGCAACCGGTGGAGGGCTGACGGCCGGCGATTTCTACACTGATGGCGCGGGCAATGTGAAGGTGGTGTTTTGATCGCCTTTGAGCGCTCGACCGATTACGAGCTGATTCGATCGATCCTGACCCACCCTCGCTCAAACCTTGCGATCGCGCCATCCATATCGAGGCGCGGCAAATGCCCTTTCGACCGGCCATCCGGAACGAATACGAAATCCAAGCCGCGGGTATGGAATGGCCAGTGCGATGCTCCATTCCTTCAGCGTCTGCGTTTTGCCGTTGTGCGCGATGAACCGACTCGTCCTGCGGTTCCTCGCCTGAGTTTTGGCATCAGCCCAGCGCACATTTCCCGGCGCATAATCGCCGTTTACATTGATGCGATCCAAACTCAAACCAGGCGCACAAGGGCCAAGAACAGCAAGGAATCCTTCGAATGCCCGCAACTCAGGCGCTATTTTGATCCCCCGCCCGCCATAATCTGCATATTCAGGTCTCGCCGTATTCTCACAGCGATCAATCATACCCGCCCATGCTCTATATTCGCGGGTCTTCGTTCGCCCATGAGTCCAGCGCTTGTCTCGATCGGGGACCTCCGCTCGCGGTTGCCGTTCTGTCGGAACGTGACGGGAAAGGCTTTCGACCCGTGGATCACCCCGCTCATAGCGGGGCATTTCCAGCGCACGTTCGGTCGACCAGCCATACCGAAGCAAGCGAGCACTCAAACGGTCATATGGAATCTTCAGGATCTCGCTCCATTCGGCGAGAGTTTTCCTCACGCCTTTATAGGTAATCCAGCGGTTGTTCTGACGGTTCCGGGTTTGAGTTTTGGCGGTAGACCATCTGACATTGTCGCGAGTGTAATTCCCATTGACATCGACACGATCAAGGCTACCCCCTGTTGGGCGCGGGCCGAGTACTGCGTAAAACCCTTCAAACGTTTGCAGTTCAGGGGAAACCGTGATTCCGCGGCCGCCATAGAGAAAATAAGCAGGATGTGTCGGCTTGCCACATCGTTCTAACATTGCCCGCCAACTTGAATATTCGGGAGATCGGCTCTTTCCGTGTCTTGGGTGTGCCATGCGGTCTGTATTCATTATCCCATTAGTCAGTGACAAAACCCCAGAATATTTGAGGATCAAATGATTACTTTTGAGAGGTCATTTGACTTTGAACTTATCCGCAGAATCATCACGCATCCGAGAATTTGGGACAAGATCTCGGACGACAACTCCCCGCGGCGCGAGGACTACCAGCCTATCCAGCATGAGGCGATCTGGTACGTGGTGGCGCGGGACGTTTACCCGGAGGGCCATGACCTGCTGGGCCTGTGGATGTTTCACCCACTCAACAGCATCTGTTGGGAAGTCCATACGGCGTTGATGCCGGTGGCATGGGGCGAGCCGGGGCTCGAGGCAGCTCGCCTGCTGCCGGCCTGGATCTGGGAGCACACCCCGTGTCGGCGCATCGTGAGCAACGTGCCATCGACGAACCGACTCGCGTTGCACTTCGCCATCAAGGCGGGGATGACCATCTTTGGCTGCAATCGGGGGAGCTACCTCAAGGACGGGAAGTTGTGCGATCAGGTGTGCCTTGGGATCAGCCCACCGGAAGAAGAGGCCATTCGCAGGGCGGAACTTGCGGGCGGCCTTGACGTAGCCGCCCATGCCCCGGCATCACCCGGAGAACGCGCCGTTGGCCCGGAGAGGGCGCGACGGAGCCCTATTTCTTGTGGTGTTCAGCTTCGTGAAGTTTGAGCAGGAGCGCCATATGGTCGAAGCCATTGTCGATATGGCTCTTCAGTTCGTCGATGCGCCGATTGAGATCAGCCTTCGTGTCATCGATTCGTTTACTCACGTCGCTGACGCGACTGTTCGAGTAAAGCATCACGCCAACGGGAATCACGATGCTGATTGCAATCGTGAGGATTTGGATATCGGTCAATTAGTTTTCTCCTGCCGGATGATGTCCGGCTTATCTCTCTAGTTTATCAGTCAGGAGGTGCAATGTGCCGGCAGCAGTAGCGATTCCGGCGGCGATCTCGGCCGGAAGTTCGATCATCGGCGGGGTCCTGGGCTCTCGAGCAGCCAAGAGCGCAGCACAGATCCAGCAGGAGGAGGCGCAGCGCCAGGCTCAGGGGTTCCGCGACGTCACAGCCGAGTACAACCCGCGTATCCAGGCGACGGCCGAGCAGGCGCGTCAGGATGTGCTCAACGCGGCAAACACGGCAGGAACAAACCTGACCGGAGTCGCTCGAGATGCGGCCGGGAATCTGGTCGACGTCGCCGAGCGCGGCGCGACCGGGATCACCGGCGCGGCCACCGAGGCCAACCAGTACCTCGAGCCATACCTTGGCGTGGGAACACAGGCCGCCAAGAGCATGGCGGAATTCATGGGACCGGGAGGCGCAGGAACCAAGGACTTCACCTACGAGGACATGAAGAAGTTCGACCCGGGCTACCAGTTCCGGCTCGACCAGGCGAACCGGGCGCTGGCGGGATCGGCGGCAGCGCGTGGGGGAGCGCTCGGAGGGGGCGCCTTGAAGGCCGCAATGAATCTCTCGCAGAACATGGCTGCGAGCGAGTATGGCGCGGCCTTCGACCGCTTTAGAAGCCAGCAGAACGACCGATTCAGCCGGTTCGGCAACTTGATGGATATGGGGGTTCGCACCGGCGCTCTCGCCGGCGGAAATCTGATGACTGCGGCGCAGCAGGCCGCAGCGATGCGAACGGGAGCGGCTCAGACCGCAGGCGGGTGGAACATCGGGGCGAACCAGACCGCGGGAGGCTGGAATGTTGGCGCCGCGGAGTACGGCGGGAATGCCATGCAGAATGCGATGGCGCAGCAGTCAGCCAACGCCTTCAACTCGCAGCGGTCGATCGCGGATCTGATGACGAGCGGAGCAGCGGCCCAAGCGGCCGGGAAGATAGGCTCGGCGAATGCATGGTCCGGGATGCTCGGGGGGATCGCCGGCGCGGCCAACCAGGTCGGGGGCTACTACCAGCAGAAGCAGCTCCTGAACGACTACATGACACCCGGGGGATTCACGCCATACGCCGCGGCGTCGAAGACGTACTACCCGCAGCCATCGACGTACATGCCGAATCCCGGGATGCCGGCCTATCGCGGGCCCGGGTACGGAGACCTCTACGGGGCGGGATCAATAGCGCCGCCCCCACGCCCCCCGTATATCTACTAAAGCGGAGGAAGTGATGCCCATTCTGACTCTGATTTTGGTGCTGGTGATTGTGGGAGTGCTGCTCTGGCTGATCAATACCTATGTGCCGATGCAGCAGGCCGTGAAGACGATTCTAAACGTGGTGGTCATCCTGGTGCTGATCCTCTGGCTCTTGAGTGCGTTATTCCCGGGGTTGACCGACATTCGGGTGGGGAAGTAAATGGCTCTGAATCCGGAAATCAGCCTCGGAGTCCGCGTCCCGCAGATCAACCTCGACATCCCTTCGCCCATCCAGCAGTTCGGGCAGATGCTCACCTTGCGCCAGTTGATGGACACGCAGCAGATCCGCAAGATGGAGATGGAACAGGAGCGGATGAAGCTGGACGCTCTGCGCGAGGCGAATGCCGGCCAGATGGAGTTCCGGCGCCGCATGACAGCCGGCGAAGATCTCACGGCCGGGCAGACGGTGGGGATCTTGGGGCCGAAGACCGGCGTCGAGTACCTGAAGACCCAGCAGGAGATCGCAGAGAAGAACTTCGACCGGCAATCGAAGATCTACGGTGAGATGTATCAACTCCTCGGCACGGCAAAGGACACGAAGAGTTGGAACAATGCCGTGATCCAGGCGCACGGGCGAGGCCTGGTCTCACCGGAACAGGCGCGGCAATATATCGAGCAGGGCTACGATGCCGGGAACGTCCAGCAGCACCTGCTCTTCGCGATGAAGGGTAAGGAACAGGCGGATTATGGTCTGGCCCAATCCAGAGCCAAGAGGGAGGCCGAAGAATCCGCGGCGCGTGTGGCGAGCGAGCAAGCGCAGGAACGTCTCCGCGGGCTCGAGCAAGCGGCTCTCACGGTTCCGGACGATCCCGCGGCATGGGCTGAGTGGCGGGCGAAAATGCCGCCGTCTGTGCAACCGCTGATACCCCTGAACCACTCTCCAGCCGGCTATCAGCTAGTCAGGCAGTATGGGCTCAAGCCGACGCAGGCCGTCCCGGGACGCGACGTGGCGTATCCGCCCGAGGTGCAGGCGCAGAGGGTCGAAGAGGCCCAGGCGCTGGCGGGGGCACGCGTCAACGTCCTACAATCGCCCGAGAAAATCCAGCAGGATCTCGACATCAAGAAGCGAGAACTCGAACTACAGAACCAGACCAATATCAGTAAGGCAATGAGCGGGGATGCCGCCAAGGTGTACTCGATCGCCAGCAATCTCCAGCCGGGCCTCGAGCAGCTCCGTCAGGCCTTCAAGAAGGACTACGGCGGCGCCCTGCGCGGTATCGTTCTGGGCACCGATCCGGAGCTTGCCAAATTGGCCGCCAACGTCGCGGACCAGGTCGGGCGCCTGCGTTCGGGCGGTGCGGTGAATCCGAGCGAGGAGAAGCGCTTCATGGATCAGATCGCCAGCAGGTCCGATCTGGTGGTAGGGCGTCTCGACGCGGCGCTCGCGGCGCTCGATCGTTACAGCTCGGAGGCCAAGAGCGTCAGTGACAACCTGAGACCCGGCGGACCCTCCCCCACAGTGACCGACAAACCGGCGACACATAAGTACAATCCGGCGACCGGCAGGATCGAGGCCAAATAATGCCTGCGAAGATCGTGGAGATTCCAGGGGTCGGCAACGTCGAATTTCCCGATTCGATGAGCGATGAGCAGATCGGGGCGGCAATCCGCAGTGCCGCGACATCGGCAGCGAAGCCCCAAACCTGGGCGCAACGCCTCGGATTCACCGACCCTCGAGTCACCGGAATGCTGGACTTGGCTGAGGGCATGGCGGCCGGCGCAGCGAGCACGGTATATCACGGGGGGGATCTCGTGCGGCGGCTCACGGGCGAGGAGCGGATCATTGACCGCCCGGAAGTCCAGCGGGCCATGACGGCCCCGCCTTCACCAATGGGCACGGTCGGCAAGGTCGGAGAGCAGATCGCAGAAGCGGTGATTCCCGGGACGGCCCTCACCAAAGGCCTGAAGGGGGCTCCGCTGCTCACACGCATCGGAGCAGAGGCGGCGCTCGGTGGAGGGCAGGCCGCACTGCAGACGGGTGGGGATCCTTTCGCGACAGGCTTGGGCGTGGTGACTGGCGGGGCGGGGGCAGGACTGGGCGGCTACCTGGAACGACGCGCCGCGGCCGCGGCCCTGACGCCGGCTGATGCGGCCGGCCTCGATTACCTTGCAAAGAGGGGAGCGGTAGTTCCGGCGGGTGTGCGCACCGGATCGCCCTACGTGCGGGCTCTCGAGAAGATCAGCGCATACACTCCGTTCGGCGCAATGGTGGCGAGGACCGCTTCCCGCCGGACAGAGCAGGCCCTGAGCCGCAGTGCCCAGCAGCTCCTGGAACAGGCGCATCTCACCCCGGTGACGGCCGAAGAAGCAGGGGCGGGATTGCAGACCGCCATGCAGGGGCGGGCCGGCGCGGTCACTGAAGCCGAGCAGGCCGGCAAGGAATGGCTCGCCAAGCAGGTGCATCCCGTCCCGGTGACGGCAGAGCAGGCTGGAGCCGGGGTTGGGGAGGCTCTCACAACGAGCGCGAAGCAGTCCAAGGCGGCAGCCGATACGGCATACGACGTCTTCCGGAAGGCCGAAGCGGACCCGTGGAACGTGCGGAGCGTCCAAACCGGGACGCGGGAGCTCAAGGACGGGACGGTCGAAGCGATCATGGAAGATGTCGCCATGCCGGTCGACATCCGGTTCGTGAAGAAGCAGTTGAAACCGGTCTACGACCGCATCCGGCGTTCCTGGTCACAAACCCAAAAGGACGCTTCGGCGGCATTGCCTACGCTCAAGAGCATCATGGATGACGCCGATCACATACCGGCCACCCTGGCGGAAGAGAACCTCGGCCCGCTGAAGGAGCTGCTGCGAGAGATCGATGATGGACAAAGCTCATCAATCCTGAAGCTGACAGTGAAGCAGCTCCAGAAGGAGATCGATGACGCTGCCTACCAGGCCGGGGAAGGGGTGCTCGAGTCTCTGAAGGCCGGGCGTCTGGCCCGCTTCCATCAGGGACGGACGGAGCGGGTAGCCGAGAAGGTCCTCGGCCGTGGATTCAACAAGGCGGAATCCGTGGTCGAACCCGTCAAGGCATACGGAAAACTGATCATGCCGGGGGACCAGAACATCAACCTCCTGCGGAGGCTGGCGCAGGAGACTCCCGGGGAACTCACTAAGATCGGGCGGGCGTTGGTGGACGACCTCTGGCAGAAGGCCCTGGACGCGGACAGCTTCGGGGCGGCGCGGAACACCTGGCGGAAGTTGGGGCCGGAAACCAAGAAGCTGATACTGGGCAACAAGCCGGAATTGGGGCGGGCTCTCGACGGAATGTTTGAGCAAGCCGGCGAGGGAGCCGAGGCGATCGGGAAGCTGGCCACCACTTCGCCGGTCGGGACCGCAAGCCGGCTGACATTCGGCAACGATCAGAACATTCACCTCCTGCGTCAGGTAGCCAAGGAAGCCCCGGAAGAGATGCCGAGGCTCGGGCGAGCCACCCTCGAGAACGTCTTCAAAAAGGCGACCGAGGGCGGCGGATTCACGCTGAACCGGGCGGCCGGGATGTTCGCCGACTGGCGCACCCTCGGGGATGAAACCAAGAAGATCCTCTTCAAGGACCCGCAACTGCGGGCAGAGTTGGACGAGTTCTTCCTGGGGATCAAGAAGCTCGCCGAGAACCCGAACCCCTCAGGCAGCGCATTGGTCGCCGTCGCGGCCGGCACGCCGGGGCTGCTCCTGGCGGACCCGATCGGCGGCTCGGCATACGTCCTCGGCATGGGTGCGTTGGCAAAGATGCTGTACTCGCCGGGATTCGCCCGGAAGTTGACTCAAGCAATGGACACGCCGCTCACGCAGAGCGCCAGAGCTTCAGGATTATTCCGGCATATCATGCGTTCGATCCCCACGCAGGCATTGACCCCGGCGCCGAAGCAGGGCGAGAGACCTCCGCTCTCCAGTTTCGACAGGAGCAGGTGATGGCAGACTTCGACATTGAGGGCGCTCGGTTGGCAGGTTGGTCAGACGCACAGATCGAGCAGTACCTTTTGTTGCAGAAGCGCCTGCCGCCGCGGGACGCCCGGGCGATGCTCGGACCAGTGCAGAGAGCGCTAGCTGCAAGCGAGCAGACTCCACCCAGCGCATGGGACCAGCTAGTTGGCGGCGCGTTGGGATGGGGCATCAATGCGCTCAGCGACCTCGGCGCATCATACATGCCAGATTCGACAATTCCGCAACAGGTGGAAGCGTGGCGAAGGCGCGAGCAGCAGGCGCAACTCCCACCAGGACCTCCGACATTCGGCTCTCTGTTCGATCTGCGGCCGACACCGGCACGTCCGCTCATTCACCAGGATGACCCGCGACTGGTCGATGCAGCTCTCGGGAAAGCGGCCGGTATCGCTATGAAGTCGGCGCTACCGCTCGTCTTGGGCTTGGTCGGTGGAGCGCAAGGGATGCCTTTGGCCGCAACAGAAGCATTACTCGCGCCGTTCGACAATCCGGATCCGAGGGTGATGCAGGGGGTGCTGGGGTGGCGGCCGGGAATGAAACTCGCAGAGATCGATCCAGCCATCAAGAACTTCATCCCGAAGGCCGGCAAAAGGCTGGAGGTGCCAGACGCGCAGCGTTATATGCAGGAGATGGTGCGGAGACACTTAGGCGAGATTCCCGATTCAGCTCCGGACCATATCAAGATGCGGCGTCTGATGAACCTCGGCCGCAAGGAATTCGCGGACCAACTGACCCAGCCCTACAGCGGCATCGACTGGTATGGGCCTGACACTGCATTGGGCGACCAGCTTCTGCGAACGGTTTATCCGGAGTTGGAAGACCCGGTGAAGGACACTGTGCAGAAGGCCATGAGTTCGACCATGAGCAACAACTCAAACCCGCGGGCCGAGGCCTTCAACGGCGCCCGGATTTGGATGCCGTACCGCGCCGAGGGCCGATTCCCGATCACTCAACCATCGGGAAGGTTCTGGCCGGCGCAAGGGGTCACCAGCCAGATCCTGAAGCTAAACCGAATGCTAAATGAGTTGGGAGAGAAGGGCGTTGCAGATTTTCTCAAGTCTCACGTGAGTGGACGAGATATCAAGTACTTCGTTCCGAACGCTAAGGAAATTCGTTTAGGCGAACTGTACCGTGGCAGCAGAGTATTAGGGCCAAAGATCGGGCCATATTTCAATGAGGTGATGGGCTGGCCCCAACCGGAGACGGTGGTCGATGTATGGATGATGCGCCAGAACCGGCGGCGGCTGGGGGGACTATTCGATGCTCACGGAAACGCGATTGAGGCCCCTCGCACGGAAGGCGAGCGCTTGCTTCAGATGAACGTAGACCGGCGGCTAGCACTTGAGCATGGGATCGAGCCGAGGGATTCCCAGAGCGTGGGATGGCACTACGAACAGGAACTGTACCGGAGGCTGGGGCTGCCAACTAAAAGCTTTAAGCGGTCGGACGGGATCCAGGACTTCCTACGATCGCCTACCAAGTGAGTATCGGGCTGTAAAGTCTTCGCCACGGGCGAGACGTTGGTATTCGGCTTCGACTTCTTCGCGGGCCTCGCGCACAATATCCCCGAATGTGAGTTTGTCGGTGTCGCCAGCCTTCTCGTGCCTATGACGGACGCGGGTCATGGCTTGTTCCAGCACGATCGGATTCTCCCTGAACTGTTCCAGAGTGATGCCGCCGTCTAATACGAACTCTTCCTCACTGGGCATACAGAATCATTTTAACAGGCTCACCAGGTGAGCCACCAGAGGTGATATGGCAGAACGGTCCTACAGCCTGACAGGAACATTCAACGAGGCGGCAGACGGGAAGCTGAACCGCCAAGAATGCCGATAGAAGCCGGCACGATGACACCGACCGAAGCGGAAGCGGCTTTCCAGCAACAGAAGGCAAAACGGAAAAAGTAGCCACAGGCTCATCTGGTGAGCCACCCAAACCAGGAGAGTATCGGATGTTCCCAAAAGGCAGCAACTCACTCGAGTTGACCGGCTCGATGGCGGTAGATGCCTCTGGCAATTTCACCCTGCAACTGCAAGGGGCCGGCGCTACCCCGCCGGATCCCGAGCCTCCGGACCCGGAGCCCCCGCCGGTCGACGTCATCAAGGTGACCGCCACAGGAGGCGACGACACCCAGCTCCTCCAGGCGAAGCTCAACGAGATCCCGGCCGGGTACGCGCTCATGTTGTCCGGGATGTTCAAGGTCTCAAACACACTCTGGCTCGACGGAGCGGACAAGACGGTGATGGGGGATCCGGACGAGAAGAGCGGGCTACGGCCGAGCGGCGACAACTTCACCGGGCACTACGGCGCCCTGCTGTGTACGACGCCCGGCACGATGCGGTGCCGGCTGCTCGACCTCGAGTTCGACGGCCAGAACCAGGCGCGGGAGATGGTGTTCTTCGACGGCGGAACGGACAACCGCATCGAGGGGTGCTGGCTGCATGACATCGCCTTCAACCCGACCGGGCCGCCCTGCGCGGCGATCCACTCGCAGTCCACCGTCAACCTCCGGGTGCTGCGAAACCGGGTGGAGCGCACGGGAGGGGCAGACGGGATAGAGGGAGTCCGCGGCATCTGGGTGCCGGGCTCTCGAGGCACGGTGGTCGTTGGGAATCACGTGAGCGACACCGGGCACACGTGCATCGCCGTCGAAGGGCAGAACGCCGTCATCACCGACAACGTGTGCGAGAACTCGCTGGTGCAGGGCACAGGGATGAAAGTCTGCTACCGGGGCAGTGGCGTCTACCGCCGCCGGTCGGTCCCGAAGAATGCGCCGGCCGTGATTCTATTCGCACGGAACGAAATCCGCGGGACAGTGGGCGCAGGCCTCATGTTGGAGAACTGCGCGAGCGTGGCGGTCCTGGTGACGCACTGCGTATTCACTGACTGCGGCCGCCCGGGGACGACGTTCGGCGCGGTGTACACCACGAGCTACGCCAACGGCATAACCATCCAGGGGAACCGCTTCGAGAATTGCCAGAGCGTGGGGGCCGCCCGGCATCTCCACTCGTCTCTGTTTCAGGACAACCAGCTCACCAGCGGAACCAATCCCATCCTCTACCTCGAGGACGACTGCCACGAGATCACCGTGGACGACTCGGGCCAGGTCGACGTGGGAACGAACTGCTCACAGATCACAGTCGATGGCGTGGTGGTGGCATGAACTGTTGCCGATGCGGCGGCGCAGTGCCGGTAGCCCGTCTGTGCGAGGCATGTCGACGCCGATATAAGCGGGGGCTCCTCGGAGAGGTGGGCCAGGCTCTGACATTCCGGGAGTGGCAGGTCGTCGCCGGCATCGCAAATGGGAAGCTTAATAAAGAGATCGCCCATATGCTACGTCTGACCGAGGGCACGGTCAGGGTATATGTCAACCGCATCTTCCGCAAGGTCGGCGTGAACAACCGGACGCTGCTGGCGCGACGGTTCTGGGTGGGCCCACCTGTCCGCAGCGATGACGACATCGAACAGTACGCACACGCCGCGGCGGATTGAACTGATGCGGAGAGGACAGGCGAAGTAGTGGTGGCATGGACAGAGACCGGCGCATGGGTGAGATGGCGCCAGGAGGGCACCATCTTTACGCTGCCGCTTGATGTGTACGTGGAGTTGATCAACCGGTCTCGAGACTCGGCAGACTTTCATTGGGCCGTGCAACAGTGGCTGGGCCGGGAAGCGAAGCGGGCTGCCGCGGCGGGCGCGGGATCGTGAATCACTTATCGCGTTGCTCGTCCACCTCTACCACGTTCCCCTGCTGGATCTGTTCCCGCGCCTCATTGTCAGGAAGGTCGATGGTCTCACCCTTCCGTTTCGGTTGCTGTTGGCCTTTCGGCGTGAATTCTTTCTGTACTTGAACTCGCATGGTATGGTCCTCCGCATGAGACAGGCCAATGGACGTGAGGAGACCGCGAAGGAGTAAAACATGTCACCGAAATCCGTTACAGTCGCGATCTACGCTCGAGTGAGCACGGACGATCAACGCTGCGATCTCATGATGTTAAACTAAGCGGGTATTGATAGGCCCCGCGCTGCGGAAACAGCGTGAGGCCCGTACATGAAGGCCACTGGAGGGCCTCACATGCAATCCGATAATACCAGCCGCACATGCATCAAGTGCGGAGTGTCGAAGCCGTTGACCGGATTTTATGCCAACCATAGCGCAAAGGGTGGCGTAATGGGATGCTGCAAAACCTGCCGCATCGCACAAGACCGTCAGTGGCGAATCGATAATCCGGAACGCGCCAAGGCGATACAAGTTAGAGCCAGTCTCCGATACAAAGAGAAACATGCATCCGACGAAGAGTTTCACACGCGGAATCGGGCGCGACGGCGACAATACTACAGCTCGCCCGAAGGAACGGCGACCAGAGAGGCCTGGAAGTCGAACCGTAAGGACAGGATGCTGTTCCTCTGGTGTAGAGGCCGCTGCAAAAGCCACGGGATCACCCTGGAACGCTACGAAGAACTACTGCGGGCTCAAAATCATGTTTGCGGTATTTGCTATCAGCCGGAGCAGAGGAGAGGCGCAAAGGGTGGCATGTGGAGTTTGGGCATTGATCATGACCATCGGTGCTGTCCCGGGCGCTTTGGTTGCCCGAAATGTGTGCGTGGATTACTCTGTGCCAAATGCAATCAAGCCATTGCGCTGTTTTCTGAGGACACGCATCGCTTTGAAAATGCGGTAGCTTATCTATCACGAGGTAGATGTTATGATGCCGATCCGGACTCTTAAGATTGCTCTGTATGCGCGTGTTTCGACCTCCGATCAGAGGTGCGACCTGCAACTCAATGAAATGAAGGAGTACTGTGAGCGCAGGGGCTGGCCGATCGTCGCCGAATACGTCGATACCGGCTGGTCAGGCTCAAAGAAGTCGCGGCCGCAACTCGACAAGTTGATGGCGGCGGCACGGAAGCACATGTTCGATGTGGTCATGTGTTGGAAGCTTGACCGATTCGGGCGATCCGTCGCGAATTTCGTTGAGCACTTGCAGGTGTTGAACGGTGCCGGAGTGAGGTTTATTTGCATCTCCCAATCTATAGACACTGACCAACAGAACCCCGGCTCGAAATTGCTGATGGATATTATGGCCGCCTTTGCCGAATTCGAGCGCAGCATGATCCGCGAGCGTGTGAAGGCCGGCCTGGCTGCGGCAGTGCGCCGCGGCGTGAAGCTCGGCCGGCGCCGGAAGTTCACCCAGTCAGAGCGCGACAAGGTGATCGAACTCCACCTCCGCGGAAAGTCCATCAGGGCGATCGGCAGGGAGACGGGCATGAGCGTGTTCACGGTCCACTCGATCATCCCGCATGAGAAGCCGCAAGCTGCGGCATAATAACCATAACCACCCTTTGATGTAAGGCACAGAGCGCCGCTGGAGAGTCTCATGGCTCCAGCGGCGCTTTTGCTGTTTCTGGGCCGTCTTTGCGGTCGTTATAGAAACCGGATATTGGAGTCTCTGTATCCGATTGATTCTACGTCAGGGGCCCCCGCCGTTTTGTGGTGTTAGATATTTACGTGAGAGCCATACTGAGTGGCAAGTCCTGAGTTTCTGCGGGTTTAGAAAAGCGGCAAGAATTATATGATTGTCCAAAAGCGCCGATTGCGTGCCAGGAGGAGGAGTTCCGCGGCGAGCTTCAACGGGGCTGAAACCCTTGCAGGACGGACCTCAGAACGCACAGCAAGTGCGCCGGCGGAACCTGACAATCGGCACAAGTGCCCTAGTCGGTGGTGCTTGCCCAGCGCTGCATGACCCATAAGCAGAAGAACACAGCCAGCCGCGGACAAGGGGCACCCTTCGCCAAACCTCTCATGACCGGAGACTGTTGATGGGCTGGCTAGGCTGGCCGTGCCTGGAAGTGTACCAGATGGTAGGGAGGCACAGAAGGCGGCAGTGCCCGGAGGGGGGTGCCCCGGGGGAGTAAAATGGCAGGAGTTGTTGGAACCCGAGTGGGCCGAGCGTAGTGCCTAAAGGATGGCTCCCCGTGGTGAATACATGGCGACCTTGTACCTCATCTTGGCGCTATTGATCGCGGGGGCGGTGCTATGGTGGGTGATCCGCACCTTTCGCCCATAGCGGCGGCATCGGCGGCCAGCCGCGGGCTTAAAGGGAAGCCCCTTCACCAAACCTCTCATATTGAGCATGCCGACAATGTCCTCCAGGCGGGCGCTGATCTTGGCCCAGGGACTGTCCAGGCATTGTTCAAACCTGGAACGCATTGCGGTGTCGTAGATATCCCGGATCGTCGCGTCCACCTGTGCAGCGAAGCCGCGTTTCAGAAGGGTATGGAGCGCCTTGATCTGTCGGTCCTGCTTATCGACTCTCTGCTTTAGGGTCACATTAGGTCCAGCGCCTCTCAAACTCCTGCCGCGATATCAGCTCGGTGTAGACGACCCAGTCAGTGTAGCGGAAGAAATCCGGATAAGCCGCGGAGGTTGGCTCCGGAATCGAGATGAGCTTCGCGCCAGGACGCCAGAGCAGGCGCTCGGGGTCGAGGGTAGCGCCGGCCAGCATCGACAGGAAGCCTCGACGGTTCATTCTTCCAAGGTAAGCTAAACCGAAGGGAGGATCAGTTATGGCACGAGGTGCGGCGGCGCAGAAACAGTCGGCGCCGTCGTAGGTCTTCTCTTCGACGGGCGTCCCTTCCTTGAGGCAGCGGATGATGACTGGGAACTGCATGGCTTCCTCCCGTGCTCCTGGCACATCGCGTTGTTGATCTGGTGAATCATGCGGACGGCCAGCTCGACAGGTGCACACCCGTTATACGGCTCGGGTGGCGGATGTCGAGGAGGCAGTAGCGCCTCTCATTCCAGCCCTCCGTTGTCCAGCTTCCGCCACATGGCCGTATCATCCCTCGGCGTGATCACGATATCCTCCGCCTTGACCGGCTCCTTGCACAGCGCGGAGCCGCCTTTCAGCAGCTTCCAAATCTCGTGGTCCAAAGCAAACATGGAGTCAAACTCCGCCTCCATATCGCCCACCCGCGCCCGGTAAACCACCCGCGCCCTTTCGATGCTCACCGCTTTACCGCCTTCCTCTTGGCGGCCCACCTGGCCTTGCCGCCGGCCGAGCGGATCGCCCGGGCCTGCTCGGGGTCCATCTTTGCCAGGCCCTTAGGCACCTTCTTCTTCCCGCCTTTCCGCCCCATGAGGGCCGCGGCGGCCTTGACTTCCTTTTTTGTTGCCATCCAATCGCACAGTACCATAAATCGCTTTTTGCTCCACTTTTCTATTGTAGCACTAAACGCTTATTGCTATACTGGATTCATGGAGCAGAAACACTACAAGATTGACCGCCGCTTAATCGAAGGGGCACTCGGCTCGGCCAGCTGGTATATCGCCATCCCCGCTGAAGGCGAGCGGGTTTTCCTGGGAACGAACAAAGAAGATGCGATCTGGAAGATTCGCCGGATGCGGCGCGACGGTCACACGTTCTCCGATCCCTTCAGGCTCTTCTCTGGTGACCGCTACCGCGGTCTGTTCGCGGAGGTGAAGTAATGCCCTACGGCAGACGCCCGAAGCTTGGCAGACTTGATCTCCTCTGCCTCGGAGCGAGTCCGGAGAAGCTCGCAGCACAGGGGGACGTTCCGGCGACGGACGTCCCAGCTCTGACCGATGAACAACAACAAGAACTTTACAGACTGAACTACAAGCGGCAGGTATCGACACTCAGCCCCTCAGAGGAAGTGATGAGGGCTCGACTGGTAGCTATCGCCCGGGGGAAGAAGTGAGACGCCTTCTAGATGGACTCGGCCTGGTGCTGGTCGTCGTCATGTTCGTTCTGTTCTACGTTCTGGACGCCAAATGAACTCCCGTTCCCTCTACTACCAAGTCCACGGGGAGATGCCCAAGCGGAAGTCTCCCCGCCGCAGTACCGGCCGCGGCCCAGTCCGGGACTGGAAATACAAGCAATGGGTCCGTACGCTCGTTTGCGCGGCCTGTGGCGCATCGGAAGGCGTGGAGGCCGCTCACACCGGGAAAGACGGAGGAATGGCTCTACGGGCGTCTGATCGCTCCTGCATCCCCCTCTGCTCAGACTGTCATACACAGGCGCCGCACTCACACCACAGAGACCGTGAGGCGTGCGAAGCTCGGATTGTCGAGCGGCACCGTTTGACGATCGCGGAGATGGTCAAGGCCTTGAACCGGGAATGGAAGCTCGGCCAGGAGGAGGCAGCATGATACAAGACCGGCTGGCGGCAGAGATCAGGCGGCGGCTGGGAGACTACCAAGCGCATGACGTCATCAACGAGCGCCGGAAGCTCATCGAGGAGTGGAGAGCGGCACACCCCGAGGCGGCAAGAGAGCCGGCCAGCGGAACACACCGGACCCTCGACCTGATGATAACTGGAAGGCAGCCCGATAATCAGGAACACCCCGAGCACTGGGTAAACGACGTCTATCAAGTGACTGTCCGTCGCTGGACGAAGGATCCAGTGTTCGGGACGAACGGCGGCATGATTCAGATCGGCGTCAATAGCCACGATGGAACCGCTCGTCACGACTGGCGCGACCTTCAAGGGATCAAAAACCAGATCGCAGGACCGGAGTGCGAGGCTTTTGAACTCTACCCGGCAGAGTCGCGGCTGGTCGATCCGTCGAACTATTACACGCTCTGGTGCTTCCCGGGGTTGAAGCGTCTTAAGGTCGGCATCGATGAAGGCCGCCGGGTTCTGAATTCGGACGAGGCCCTAGCCCCACAGAGAGGATGGACCGATCAATGATTGAAGTGTGGATGACTGACGGGAAATTCACCCGCACCTACGAGTGCGGTTCTATGCTGGAAGCCAAAGACCTCGCCCGGGAACTCCGCGGTGAGACCCCGGCAGACAACGGTCAAGCCTCAGTGAGGATCTACTACCGCGGCCGGCCGGCTTTTGCATGGAGAGGAAACTCGGAGACGGGCAAGTGGACCCGCGTCGTCGCCTAATGCACTTGCACTGCCGCCGGCCGCTTCGGAATCGCCTTAATCCGCCGGCTTCCGGTCCTGGTCTCTACAGTCAGACCGCTCACGCGATCCTTCCCCAGCATATTCTCGAGAGCCCCAATCGGGACGACAGCCAGGTCGAGCACCTTCTCGAGCCCGATCATATCCACCAGCTCGCGCACGCTCCGGATCTTCCTCTCCCTCTCACACGCTGAGAGGTGCAGCAGGTAGACGTCGCCTTCGACGGTTCCGTCCGCATCCGGCGGCACGTTGGCGAACCAATTCTTGATCCCCTTCTTCAGCGATTCATACCGCGCCGTGTCCGTTGCCCTCAACTGCATCCGCCGATCCAGTTCGCCGTACTCGTCAACGAGCGCTTTCTGCTGCTCGTCTGTCGCGACAGTGACCTCGAGGACGGGATCGGGCGCGGGCTGCTGGACCTGGCGCTTCGGCCTCTCGGGCTCCGCCGGCGGCGCGGGGACTTCCCCCTCGGGCACAAACAACTTCACATAGCCCTTCTGCCCGGGGAAGACGTGTTCTTGGAGTTGGGGGGTGTCGACGGGCGGCACGGCGGCGACGGATGGCTCCTGGGCCGGCTCTGGGCTCAGTGGCAGGGGTTCCTGGGATGTTTCCACACGGGCTGAAAATTCAGCCGCTGATTTTCCAGCCTCGGCCGATTTTTCAGCCTTGTGAGGTCCAGTACCCGGGCCGGGCGTCTTCCGCGGCCGGCCGGGCGGTCTCTTCGGCGGCGGCGGGCCGGCGAGCACCTTCTTCGGCCGGCCGGGAGGTCTCCTGGGCGGGGGTGGAGGTGGCAGCTTGCCCTCGGCCTCGAGCTTCATCTCCTTCACGGTCTCCGCGAAGGCGCCGCGGTACAGCCAGTCCTTCGACCATTCCTCGTGAATCGAGGGGTCGAGGCCCAGCTCGGCGGCCGCAGCCTCAATCGATCCGGTCTTTCGGTATGCCGCGATGAAGGCTCTACGCTGGGCGAGGAGGCTCACTCAGGCAGTATTACCGCAGGAGGGCGTCTCCGAACAAGTAGATGACGCCGATCCCGGCGGCGGCGCCCACGATCAGAATGATCCGCTCCACCCAGAGCTGGGCCCGGGATCCCCGCGGCGGCCGGTAGTCGTCATGGTGGGGAAGGATCACGATGCAGCCTTCACGATCTTGGGGCGGCGGCGGTAGTAGTACTTGTCATACATCTTGCCCAACCGGTAGACCGCATCGTAGTTGAGTTTGATCTCTTCGCTCTCCCGTTGACCGCGGAGTCGCATGGTCATGTGGTTCGGGTGGAGGGCGACGATGATCGGTTCGTGGTCCTGGGTGGTTTGGGTCTCGCGGATCACGGGCGCACAACTGACGAGCTTTGTGATTGACATAGCATTTTCTCCAAGATCCTCTTCTCCCCCCGCCAGTCTTCAATTCCAAGAGTGGTGAGGTAGGCTGGTGCGCCGATAGGCTGGGCCTCGTACTCGGCAATCTGCCGATCGCAGCGCTCGATCTCGCGAATGATTTCGCTAGGCGTCATGATTCCTGGCCCACTCACAGCACCGGCACTGGCAGATCTCGCCGGCAGCCACGTCCTCGGCATGGTGGAGTTTGGCGATCAACAGCGCAGCCCAGTGAAACTCAGGCCTGATCTGGTAGCAGGGGTGATCGGCATCGACAGCGAAGGTTTGGGGGATCATGCAGCAACTTCCTTGAGAGCCGAGAGCACGGTCACCGCTTCGACCCGTTGCTCAGGCGTAGATTCGGGGTCGTTCAAGATTGCATTCGCAGCCTCGACCCGCACGACCGGATCATACGAGCGCAGCATTCGCCCGGTGTCACGCAGGACGGGCGCGGGCTGCTCGGGGCATATGGAAACTTTTAGAAGCGCTCCGCAGTTTGGGCATTGCATCACGGCACTCCGTTTGGCGCCGTCGCAGGTTTCGCGGGGCGCGATTCGACACGCTGAAGGTCGACACCCATTGGACAGGCGCAGTAGGTGTCCCCGATCTTGCCAACCCCGCGGCACTCACACGGGCCGGCACTCTTGGCCGCCATAGCAGGATCGGGAGCGGGCGTCGTCGCTTCCCCTCCCCAGACTTGAGCGTGCCGGATGAAGAATCCCTCTTTGGCTGGGTTGCGGAGCCGGTCGAGCCGCGGCCGGATGTCATCGAGGTATTCGCGCAGGCATCCGCTGCGGAGTTCGATCGCCTCGGTGATGGTGCGGACGGCCTTTTGATCCGGGGTACGGCCGAGGGTGGACTTCATGAGGGCGACCAGCTCGTCGCGATCGCTGGCGTATCCGCCGGCCGGGACCTCATCAGGAGGTTTTGTCGTCGTCGCCTTCCTTGAGTTTTCCTTCTTCGGTTCCGGCTCTTCTCTCTTGTTAATAGCTTCTGGTTGACGACGACTGGCGGGGGGCGCCGTCTTGGGGGGGGTCTCCGCTTTGGGCGTCTTGTCGATCTCTAATAAGGAAGCGCCGGCGTTATTCCGGGATGCTCGCCACTTTTTGTAGTCGGAGAGGACAACTTTATTGAGCCGTTTTAGCGTGGCTCGCGCAACTTTTAGCTCGTCAAAGTCGGCGCTGTTTGCAACTTTCCACTCCTCCAAAAACGTCGCGAAACCTTCGGAATTCTCGACAGCGGACGGCTTTGTTTCGAGGTCCGGAACAAGCACCGGGATTAGCAGTTTCCCCTCGCAGCGGATGTACCCGCGTTTCTCGTAGTACGCAACCGTGCGGGACAACGACGTCTTGTCGATGCCGAGATCGGCGCAGCAGTTCCTCTGGATCGCCGGCGTCACCCCGTCTTCCTGAACTGCAAATAGCCGGTACTCGCCCCAGGACCGGCGCATTAGCCAGGCGAGGAAGCGCTGGCCGATGGTGGCCATCTCGTCGCGCATGATCGCTTCGAGGCTGGCATTGGAGTACTTGGTGAATTTGAAGGGAGGTTTGGTAGCGGCCTCAAATTCAGCGTAAAGGCCCGCCTTGCTGATCGGCGGCGGATCCTTCTGCGGCCGCGGCATCAGGGATTCACCCTATAAAAGTTGCGGGAGTGCGCAACTTTTGTTCCCCTTCCCGGGGCATCTGTTCGGTGATCCGCTCTAACTTTGTCCTGTTTCGCGTCGTCCATCAACCCTCCAGTGTGCAGTCACGAACAATTGGGGAATTGAATGAACGCCAAGGAAGGCTATATGCTGAAGTCGGAAGCCTTCTGGGGCGTTCAGCAACTCGTCGCAGGGAATCAAATCTTGCCGGATGTGTACCCTGCTATGAGTCTTCCAGCAGCCAGGAGGCGACCGTCCGAGGGTCGGCATAGCATTGCTAGAATGTAGTGTTCTACCGCCCTCGGAGGGGCATAATAGGCCGTTGTGGACCAACGGCATCTTTTTCACGCACACGAGATCGAGAAGCTCCAGACGATTCGTACCTACCTGAGTCAAGCCGTTCTCGCCGAGAACACGATCACGAGCTACCGCTACGACTGGTCGATATTCTCGGCCTTTTGCAACGAGATCAGCCGGCCGTCGTTGCCGGCGAGCGCAGACACGCTGGGCTTGTATATCGCCCACGTCCTCGATTGCGGCAAGACCATCAAGACCGCCCGTCGTCGAATATGCGCGATCGCGCATTATCACCGGAAGGCCGGTTTCGCCTCTCCGCTCTCCGAGGAGGTCAGGAGCCTGCTGATCGGGGCGCGGCGCCAGCGAACCGAGCGCCCGGCGCAGAAAGAGCCGTTGCAGGTCGAGCAGATCCGGGCGATCGCAGACGTCCTGCGGCGGCGGGACACGCCGGCCGCGGCGCGGGACCTCGCCATCCTGGTGACGGGCTTCGTCTCGGCCCTGCGCCGGTCGAACATCGTAGCCCTGAACCTGGACGACGTCGAGTTCACCGATCAGGGGGTCGTTCTGAGCATTCGGAAGGAGAAGCAGGACCAGGAGGGCATCGGGCGCTACGTAGCCCTGCCGAAGGGGAACGATCCGAGGACGTGCGTGTCGACCTGTTTGCGGGCCTGGCTGGTGGAACGGGGCAACCTGCCGCGGTCCAGCCGGGTGTCTCGGCAACCAAGCCGCCGAGCAGGCACGAGAGAATCCGACCGATTGTTCACTCGGTTGGATCGTGGCGGAATCGGTTTGGCGATGGACGCGGAGGCCGTCGCCAAGATCGTCAAGCGTTGCGTGGAGCTGATCGGACTCGACCCGAAGCTGTACGGGGCGCATTCCCTGCGGGCTGGATTCGTCACAGAGGCCGCGGAGCGGGGAGTGAGCGATACCCTGATCGCCTCGCACACCGGTCACAGGTCCGTGCAGTCCTTGAGGTTCTATTTTCGGAGGAGACGGCTCTGGTCCGGCAATGCGGCAATGATGCTCGGATTGTGACCGGAAGTTCGTAGCCTTAACTCCCTCGTTCTACAGAGGACGGCTTGGAATGGCGACCGGTAGAACCCTGCGTTTTGGGGCGCAGGCGGCCGCCATATCCAAATCCAAATTGCTCGTGGATCAACCGAGCGCTTGCATCATAGCACACAAACGTTCTCCGGTGTGCCGTTTTCCTCCGCGGGAACACTCACCAGCCAGGCGCGGTTGGTGGCGCAAACGCTCAGCCGAAGGGTTACAGCGTTTCTACTTTAGTCCTGCATCACCCCTCAGACAACTCCGAGATGGAGGAAAACACCCGGAGTACGTAAGCTTATTGACTGACGCGGGAACCGTGTGCCGCAATGTGATCAAGATCGCGGCGGGC